TGATCCGGTGCGAGGACATGCCCCGAACATACGCGCGATGTCCAGTTCTGAAATGCCCCTCACGACCGTCTCTAAGGTGAAGAGCGCACCTATTCGACGTTGACCACTGCGAGATACGCTTCGCGGCCGATCTCTTCGACGGCACCGCTGGCAAGCAGTTGCGGCAGCAGATCGACAGCAACCGTGAACGCGCAGAACGATTCATCGACAGCCAGAAGCACGCGCCCCTGTGCGTCACGCGGAGCGGTGGCCGCTGGTTCGATACAGGTCACGGTGCCCGTGTCATTGGGCAAGCCCCACGCCGTATCCAGAGCGGCGCGGGCCTGTTCGTAAACGGCGGCAGTGGCGCGGAAGTATCTCATGCCGTCGTATATCCCCACTTGCGAGCAAGGTACGATTCAACGCGGCGACGCTCGCTGGTGGATAACTCGCGCGTGTAGGCGATGATCTCGCCCATCTTGCCAAGGTAAAACAGATCGCGGGTGGCGTTATTCCGGCAGCCTAAAGCCATTCCGCTCACGCTGTGAAGTTCGCCTGTTCCCAGCGTCGAATTTGCCGCCGTACCGCGAAACCAATTTGTGTTCGTCGGAGAAGACGAGAACGTGCCGGCCATCGACACCGCGCCAATTCCGCTAACATCGACGGAATCAAATCGTTGATCCACGAAGGCTTGCAGTCCAGTACGGATCGTTAGCACGCGCGAACGCAACGTTCCCGACACCCAGCTCGCTCCTTGGTTCGCACTTAATTGCAGAGTTATGTTGTTCGTGTCTGCGCCGCCTTCGGCGGTTCTGTGACAAAAAAGACCCGTGCCATTGCCAGGAAAAGTCCCTTCAAACACCATGAAAAACGTAAATGACGAGTTGCCGGTGAAAAGCGTCGATGTCGTGAGCAGGTGGTCATTTGTGCCGTCGAACGACAGGGCCGTCTTGCCGCCGATGGTGGTAAGCGTCGGCTGATTGTTCCCTGTAGATTGCGTGAAGTTCTTCCCGTTTCCGCTCAGGTCGGACCACGTTTGCACGCCGGTCGAAATCGTCAGCGATGAAGCAACGGTCGGGTCCAGCCACATGGCGAGGCCAGACAAGTTTTTCGGAGTAAACCCCGTCGCTCGCGGCCTCAACAATCTCGGACTCATTGCGCACATGGAACGACGCTCTTGTAGGTGAGAGAGGGAAACTAGCCCTTCACCGACACCGTCATGGCGCAGGTGGTGGCACCGACGACGACGGGGGCGACGTAGGCAAAGCCGAAGCAGGCGTCCGGAATCGGATGTGCGCCAACGGTCACGGCAGTTGTCAGGGCAGAGCCGTCAGCGTAGATGCGGACGGGGGTGTCTTCGGCCCCTGCGGAAACGTGCCAGTTAATCTGGGTGGCACCGTTGGTGCTACCGATAAGGACGCCGCCGCCGGCATACCGACCAAACGGGAATCGCGGCGTAGTGGTAGCCGCCGAAGACCCGGCCGTGATCACGGCCCCTGTGTGGAAACGCTCAATCTCGCTCATGTTCGCCCTTTCGCTTTGTAGGCATGTTTTTCGATGAATCGCTCCCGCACCTCCCCAGCCTTGGCGCCAGGGTTCCTGCGGAGTTCTTTGCGGACCTCTTCGGCCACAATCTTTTCGTTGATCAGCTTCCGCTTCGGGGCGGCAGGACCGGGGTCATAATTCACTGTCCCCGCTACGGACATGCGGCGCTTCTTGGCCACTCGCAGGACATCGTCGTTGGACGAGACCCACGCCTCCGGGTCTTGCCACCGTCGCTTGTCGGCCAGACCGCCGCAGTAGTATTTGCCGGAGATGTTGATCCCGGCTGCCCTAGCTTCTTTGACCATCCACTTTGCGGATTCGGCGGGCATGTCGTTCAACTGCTGGTTGTTCATGCGGCCCTGCATAAACGCCCGGTCGGAGCCTTTGGTCCCGGGAGCGATCTGAAGTGCGACCATTTCAGCGAACCGCTCTCCATACTGAAGGGCGTTCTTGTAGACCTCCACAGCCTCTCGGCCGCGATCACTGATTTGCTGGGGGATTTGCATTGGCTTGTTCTTGTGGCGGCTGTCCAGGCGGCGGAGGCGGCGGAGGCGGAATCATGTAGCGAGCGACATCGACTTGCATGGCCTTGCCCCAGTCTTCCAAGAGGGCATTGAAGAGTTCCGGCCTGCCGGCCTGGAGCAATCCCTGGGAAATGGGTGCGAGGATCTGCATGGCGTTGGTGATGTTTTCGATGCGGGTCGCGATGTTGGGCTTTCTCGCGGATCCGGCTTCGACGCGGTATGAGTACTCGCGGACTATGCTGTCAGGGCTCTCTCCCTGAACGTGCATGCCCCACGCCTGTGCGGCCATCGGGCCCAGGAGCGGTTCAACATCTTGGGGATAGATCAACCATCGCGCACACAGGGCTTCCTTGCGGGCGACTTCCGAGAGAGCGTCTTCCAGAATCGAAGCGTAGTCGTCCGGCCGTACCGAAATCTGTTCCGCCTTCACCTGGGCCTCTGCGGCTGACCGGAACTGGTTCCTGGTCATGCCGTACACCAGCTCAGTCAGACCCACTCGCCGGTCAAAGAGTGCCGTGACCTCTGCGATGATCTGGTACATGTCCTGGGTCACCCCGGGCATGTTGAAGACCGAGATCACATCGTTGACCGACCGGCCGACCGCCTCTGAGATTTCGACAATGTTGAAGCCCTTCTCCGACTTCTCTAGGATCTTGGACTTCAGGTCTTGGTCCGCAGCCTTCGATACTCCGATCAGCGTCTGCGATGAGGTGGCAACGCGGGTCGCGAGGAAGCTCATCGCCCAATTAATGAATCGCAATTCTCCGATCCCAGGACGGATCAGAGAGATCGGCCAGGAGTATCCAGGTTTGCCGTGCCACGCAAGCAAGGTGAACGGCCAGCCACCCGGTTCTGCCCAGAATGGAATCGGCCACTGGGCGGCAAGGAACATCTGCTGAGACACGCCTGTTTCGTCTACCGGCTCCTGGAGCATGGGGAGCGGCATGTTCAGTGGAAATTCGACCCCTTCTGCCACAACTAGGTAGCAATTTGGGCCCATGGCGTCGAACTTGCCACGGAGGTCTTTGTCGGCGTCCTTCAGGCGGTCACCGAAGCCGGTCTTAGAATAGATTTCCCAGTAGCAGATGATGTCGTTCGTCTGGCCGTTGCGGCGCTTGGTCTCATAGCCGCGTTCCTTCTCGTCCACGCGGGAAGAGTAGGATTCCAAGTGGCCCTTCAGGTCGTCGCGTGACAGGCCAAACTTCGCTGCCACTTCATCGATTGGCTGAATACGCTTGCGGGCGCACCACCGGATGTCCTCAAACTCATCGGCATCCGGATCCCAGACGAGGTTGTCCACTGAGTCGTAGAACGACCCGGCGAACTTCACTGCACTCCCGGGAGGCGAGTACAGTTCATGCCACCACACTCCAGCGCCTTTGATGAACGCCTCTTCTACAACCTTCCGGGAGTGCTGCTTCAGGTTCAGTTCGTTGGGCGTGTAGTTCAGATACTGCTCCAGGAGCGCGGCGATGATCTTGCGGCGCTCGTAGGAGAACTGCTGCTGCTCCATGCCCTGCTGGTAAGCCATCATCCCCTGGTCAGGCATCATCACCGGCTGGCCGTCCGGACCCATGACAGGACCGTTGGGCCCCATTTGCGGAACCGGCGGCTGTGGGAAGATCCCCAGGAGTGGCGCCGGGACGATGGGGTAGTCCTTCGGCGTCACTGCCCGGGTGGGATTCCGGTGATGGATGACCGACGTAAAGAGACGAACGGCCTCCCAAACGCGGTTCACGCAGATTCGCACGGCCGGAAGATCAATGCCCTTGGCGTAGGCACGGGCCTGCTCCGGACCCCACATGGCCTCCGGATCGGAGGCGTAGAACCCCAGAGCCTCCTTCGCATCATCCGAGAAGGGCTTTTTGTGGGTCCGCGCAAGCTCAATCTTCTTGAGCCACGTAGTGACTATCGGCCTGAGGGGATTGTCTTCTGCCATGAACGCTCCTACTTCTTAGTGTCCTTTTCCGCCCGCTTCTCCAGCATGGCGACACGTTCCGAGAGGATGGCAAGCTGCCCGGCCGGCTTGTGCTGCCAAAAACCGTAGGACTTCCACGCCGGGAACTCATTCACGCCCGGGTCATCGACATGGTGGACGGACGCCTTCTCCGTCCCGCCGTAGCCCGGGGCGATAGCCCACAGCGTGAGAGTTCTGGCAGAGACATCAGTAACCAGGGCCGGGACCGGCTTGGCACCCTCATGGGCATGGAAGAAGACAAACTCGCCCAATTCGGCCTTGGGCATGATGAAATCGCTCATTGGTATTTCCCTTTCGGAGAGAGGTACAAGACGCCGTCGTCGTCTTTCTGTTGGCGGCGGCGCTTGTCGGCCAGATATTTCACCCACCAGGGCTCTGGCCCGGTGACCTTGGGGGGCTTGTGATACTTGGGTTCGTAGGCACACATGTACTCTGCGGCCTGACAGGCGTGGACTTCGCCTCGCGTCTGCGGTTCGTCGGTCACGTAGACCTGACCGTTCACCGTAGTGGTCTTTTTGCGGTAGCGTTTAATCTCCCGCAGGAAGTTGGGGCACCCACTCTCCAAGACTTTGAACCGCGTCGTCCCGTCTCCTTGGATGTGGAGGAGCTTCCGCATCAGCGCCGTGCGGGCCGGGATGTCGTCTGAGCCTGGAGTGAATCCAAAACCAGATATCTGCGAGCGGATGTTCCGCTTCTTCAGTTCCTCGCTGTATAGCTCATGCGGGAGTCTTCCTGACCCAAGGTCGCGGAGCATGCCGCCGTGCATGTCCATGATCCAGTTGTAGAAGTGCTGGTTCTGCGCCTTGGCTGCGAACTGTTCCCCGAAGATCAGGGCGTTGCACTGCCGGATGTACAGTTCGTCATAGAACAGAATAAATCGCTCATCGGGCGGGATGGCCGCAAAGAGGCACGCCATGACCGTATGCCCTGGGTCAATCGCCACGTATCGCGTCCAGTCGATGGGGACTTGCCCGTCAGGGAGGTGAGATCGGGGCATGACATGGACGGCCGTATTGAACGTCGGATACATGAGCGTGGATTCGGTGGTGAACTCACCCTCCGCGCGCATGCGAAGTTCGTCTATGCCGAGAGCCGACCAGCGTTCGATGTTCTTCTTCTTCTCCTCGTCATCAATCGCGGAGTTGTCCAAGAAGCGCAGCGTGAACTTGCGGATGATTGCGTTAGGGTCGTTCTCAGACTTCTCGGCGCGTTCGCACAGTCCAAGGAGCGCATCGTTCTTGGAATGTGGCATGGCCGACCAAATAAAGCGGCCTTTGCGATCCGCGAGGCGGGCTTGCATTTCCCCCACCCAAGCCTCATTCGACAAATCTTCGTCACACCAGACCAAGTCGGCGGCGAAACCTTGGGGCGGTTCACCTTCTGATGAGAAGCAATAGATCGTCCATCCCGTGATGAGTTCAGCCTTCTGGAGATAGCCGGCGTTCTTCTGCACCCAGGCGATTTCTCGGATCATTCTTGGAGGGATCAGAGGAGGCGCTGGTTTGGCCTCTCCCCTTCTTGCATCGTCCTTGCCGGGAATGAACGCCCGCCACTTGTTCGTCTCTTCGTCCCGGATCATCCGGAACGCACCGGGGCGAAACAGGATCCTGTGGATCACCATGCCGATGTGGGTCCACCCCTTCCCCACGATCACAAGGTTGCCGCCCTCTTTGGGATACTTGTTGTGGGGGTCTTGGCCTGTCGCTGCCCTAGCGATCTCTGCCGCAACACACAGCGTCTTGCCAGCACGGTTGCCTCCGATCACGATCCGCTCGCTCGCCATGCACTTGTGGATCTCGTCCTGCTTGGGCATGGGCGTGTATAGCCGCAACGCCTCAATGCGACGTTCCGCGATCTCCTGCTGCAACTCCTTCATGGAGTCCAGCGCGTGCTTTGTCATGCCCGCAATCGGGGCACTAGCGGTCGGAGGTGGGGGGATCTTTGGGTGCTTGCGCATGGAGTTCAGAGAGGACGATGTCTATGGCTTCCACTATCGACTTGTCGGACGGTCTGGTCCCAGTGAGGAACTCTGAGCAATACCGTCTCAGGTTCTTCAGGACGACAACCGCATCACCCAGCCGCTGGAGTTCTGTTTGCGTTTTCATGTTCACCGCACATCGTTTCCGGAGTTGTCATGGGGAAGCGGCTGTCCCCGCTCTCCATCGGCTTCGGGGGATACCGGAGGCACAACCCAATTCGTGGCTCCTTGTTGACTTCGATCCACCACTTGCAAGTTTCGCACTGCTTCATTGAGGTCTTTCTGTGGTAAGGCGTTGATGACCGTCGCCGCTTCCAGGACACGCTTCTGTAGCTCCGTTTCCAATTCGTCTTCGGACCAGAGGGTGAGCGGTTTCTTTGCACCACCATCGGCGGAGTTCTGGGCAGTGAGCCGGACCATCGTCTCCAGCATCTTGGTCCTGAATGCACCGCCGGCAGGGGCGTCGTAGAACTGCTTCATCCAGGCGTTGCCGAACCCCGCCACGCCACCGAAGTAGGTGTAGAGAATCTCCACCAACTCCGAGGAATGGGGGATGTTCGATCCACCCAGGCGGGCGGCGGCGATGAAGAGATCGACCGCACCCTTCTCAATCTCTTCCAGCTTCTTGTCGGTCTTACGCTTGCGCTTCTTCTTCGCAATCGTATTGCGGCAGTGACGGCACTTGGAGTGATAGCCGTCCTTCGACTTGTGGAAGTGTTTGGGGTCTAGCGGGTAGGTCTTGCCGCACTCGGCGCAGGTGCGTTCGCTAGACACTCACTTTAAACTTGGGCTTTAGGTCCACGATCTTCACGGTCGAATCGAAGTTGGCTTCCCAAGACTGCTTCAGCTTCTCGGAGATGTGCTTGGCTTCGATGAACTGCGGCTTGCCGACGCACTTCGGCTTCCAGTGGCCCGCCCAAGCATCCCAGTTACAGAACAGCGGATTGTATCCCAGCTTCTGCGTGCCAACCAAAGAAAGATCGCGTGTCTGTGTAACATCTTCCGTGGACGCCTTCTCGGCCTGATACTTGTCGGGGTATTCGTAATAGAACCAGGGCTTGTCCGCTTCGGTATTGGGCTCCGTGAGTTCAAAGGCCCGCATGTCGTACATGATCAGACCCGTGGGGAGGGCGGCGCATTCCTGGATACCTGACATCTTCACGGCCTGAGACCGTTCGTACATCTTCAACTGGAAGTCCGGATTGGGATTCCCGGTCTGCATGTTCCGCCATTCAAAGACGTACACGCACTCCATCGGAGGCGGGCCGCAGTACGGGGCACCGATGACACACGGGCCCTTTTCGTAGTGGTCGTACAGGAAGTCGAAGGACGATGTGAAGAACGGTTTGCCGCCCGGTTCGCAGTCGGGCTTCATGTCCGAATCGATCATCACCAACACATCCACCCCGTACTCGCGGGCCTGGAGAACGGCCCGGTTGCGGGTCATGGTGATCGGCGTGTCTGCAAGATTCCAGATGCGGATGTTCTCAATCCGTGGATCCCGGGACGCCTCGGCAACGAGGGGTGTCATCCACTCACGGATGTCCGGGACTTCAGAGGAAATCCCGCCGTTGCCACCGTAGGAGAAAGTAACCAGACCGACGTTCAGCTTGCGTTGTTGCATGTATCACCTCGGGGGAGAGTGAGTGTATCAGATTAGTGGACGGATGTCAAGTCCACGGGCCTGTAAAGCTGCCGTCCACAGGCCCCTTCCAGCCAGATTCGCGAAGCATCTCCTGAAACGCCGCGCGTGATGGACTGTCGGCACCAAGGGTTGCAATCTGACTGAGCATCGCGGCTTGCGATGCGTTCGGGGGCCGTACGACCTGACTCATGCGTTTGTCCATGCGCCGGCGTGTGTCTCTTTCGCGGGCAAGGCGAGCCATCACATCCTTTACTCGCTGGGCGGTCTTTTGTGCATGTGCTACATCGTCAAAAGGCTCTGGGGCCGATGTGATCGGGCGACCATACCAATCAGAAAAATATGCGTCCGATGCTTGCTGCGCCTGACGCGACGCAATCATGGCTTGTAATTTCTCACGGGCTGCGGCGTGCCGCTCCTGACCCGGCGCAATTGTGTTGATATGCAGATCAGAATGCGCAAATCCGTTCTGACTGTACGCCGACCCTACGTCCTGTCTGTGCAAATCACCTGAGATGGTTTGGATGTACTCATTGATTGCTCTCTCTAGCTGCGGATCAAAGCTCATCCCGGCATTGCGCAGCAAATTAACACGCTCCCGCGCAAGGGCCGCCCTTTCGTCAACACGTAGGTTCCTTCCAGTCCGAGTAGCCGCCTCCCCGCCCACTACTAGCGCGGTGCCCAGGTTAACGTCAGCTAGCGACTTGTATGGGGAGGTGGGGCCAAGGCTTTGAGATAGTGCAGCTAGCGCGCTGCGATTGTCGTCGGCGCGTTTCTTTGCTTGCATCGCCTCTTGCGGGCTGCCGTACTGCTGGCGGTCGTCAATTCCGTCCTTGTCGATATCAACGGGGCTCCCGCCATACGGCATCCCCTGGCTTCGTGGCGGGATAGGCTGGGCTTGGCCGGGGCGCGTCATCCAGTCCGGCGCGTACTCCGGAATCGGCGGATCGTTGTTGACGTAGTGAGCGTCTGACCAGAGCTTGCCGTCACGGTATTCAGCCGGGACGTAGGTCATGCCTGGGCGGTCGTTGGGGCTCTTGCTGACTGGGGCCTGCTGTGAAGGAGGTGGCGAAGCCTGCGGCTGCTGCGTCCCGAGTGGCATGATCCACTGATCACGCGGCTGATAGCCCGGGAGCGAGGAGAGCCACTGTTGGTATGGGTCGGCCTGCATGGGCGGCGCGGTGGGCGGCATCCTGGGCCCACCAAACATCGGCTGCATGAAGTACGGATTCGCCTGCGGCATGAAGTACGGATTCCCGTACAGGCTGGGAGGGGCGTACGGATTCAGGGACTCCGGCGCCATCGTCTGCTGCTGCTGAAAGTACTGCGTGAAAGGGTTGTAGAACCCGTCCTGCACCATCTGCGATGCGGCATTGCGCATGCCCTGGAGATCGATCTGTGGCGCACCAAAGTCTTGCTTGGTGAAGTTGGCAACCTGATACGGGAGCATCGCCTGCATGGACTGCTGGACGAACGCATCGCGCTGACGCATGGCGTCTGCGAGTCCCTGAGACTGATTGCCGCCGTAGAACTGCCCCCCTGGCGAGTACACGCCGGGCTGCATGTTGGCGTACGGGTTCGCCTGCGGCTGGCCGTAGGCAGTTCCCAGAGACGGTGTCTGCGTCGGCTGCGCTTTGCCGGGGGCGTAGGCGGAGAAGTCCATCGATCCGGACTGTTTGGTCTGCGGCGCGGCGGGCTGCTGCGAGTTCTTGCGGAAGATTGCGTCACTCGGAATACCGCCCTGGCCCGGCTGCGGCGGGGCGTAGGGGGACGATGAGTTAATCCTGCCGGACGGCTGCGAACTCCAATTACCCCAATCGGCAAACGCCTTCTGTGCCTGCTTCCCCTCCGCAGTCTGCATGTACTGGTCATGCGGCATATCCTGATACTGCGGCGATTTCTGCCAACGCATTATTCGTCACCCTTCTTCGTTGGGATGCTGTCCATGCCCATACCCGTGCCCTGGAGCATGCGCAGTTTGATGATGTCCACGGACTCTGGCTTCCGCGTCTCGGCAATGAGTTGCCGGAGGTAGTCCAGGTTCTGGATTGCTGGTTCCATAAAGAAAACGCCGCTGGCCAGTTGCCCAGCCAGCGGCGCCCCCGATTGCCCTGTGACGGGCAGTTCTTAGTAGCGGGTCTTCACGATGGCCAGGACGTTCGCCCCGGTGGTCGCACCCGTGCTGCACGCACGGCCGAGAACACCGAGACCGTTGTCGTTGGCAAGCTGCGTGCCAGCCGCGACACCGCTCTTCGTCACGCGACCAGCCGTGGTGCCCGTCGAAGCCGCAGCGGTGATCGCCGCGAGACGGTCGCCCACAACCAGATCCGAACCGCTGAGAGCAACAGCCACCTCGGTCGGACCTTCCACCGTGACCCAGAACACATCGTTCACCGCAACGCCCGTCGCCGGGAGATGCTCATCCACCACGCCAACGCGCTCTTCGTTGGTCGCCGTGGTGTAGCCCTTCGTCACCGTGAAGCCAGCCAGACCAGCCGTGGCCGTGTCGAACGACACAACCCGCTTGGGGGCCAGGGCGATGGACGACGAGTTCCGCACGGCAACGCAGGTCTTCACCCGGTTGCTGCGGATCCGGCCCGTGCTGGGATCAACGTCAGGGAAGGTCTTCACCGCCCCAACCCAATTTGCACCGTCCGTGGCGTTGGTGACCCCAAGGGTCTGGCCAAGCGAGAACGGCGGATCAACAAAAAGACTCATTTCAGATTACCTCTTTCTTTAGGCAAGGGCAGCGAGTTTGAAGAAGTTGCGCGGGCTCTTAAACTTAAGGTTGCCCAACGTTGACACAACGTAGCGATACTGTTGGGTGGTCTCGTCGTAGAACGGGCCCTCAGAGTTGAGAAGCTGTCCTTCCATGCAGAGCAACTCCATGTTACCGATGGCGAGACCGTAGCCCGTGTCGGCCGGAATCGAATTTTCCGCCGACACCTCAACTCCGTCGAACTCAAACACATCCGTGAAGCCGTAGCTCCGCAGACCGTTCTGGCGGCTGACGATGACCCGCTCCTTGTCGTCCAGCTTGTTCAGGAAGTCGATGTACCAACGACGGTTCAGGAGAACCATGTCGATCTGGTCTTCCTTCGTATCGTTGCGACGAGCCTGATGAAGCGCCTCGCGGAGAGCCTTGGCACAGTTGGCTGCCCAAGTCGTACCGCCGAAGTAGCTGCTGGTCACGTTCGCGATGACCGGGCTGTAAAAATCAAATTCAGCATCGGCTTCGCCGTTGGGCCAAACGCCCGTCTTCTGCGAGCCGCCGTACGCGCCCAGGACGGTCGAAAGACCGGCGTAGGTGTCGGACGGATACGCAAACGGATCCAGTGCATTGGCCGTACGCTGGGCGCCGGTCGCCACGTTGATCGTGCCGTTGGTGCCCAGGAACGATTCCAGGCCGTGGAAGCGAAGCTCGTTGCCGGCAGCGTAGCCGTCAACCACCCACTCCTTGGCAAGGTACTGCTCCATGCTGGTCAGAAGACGCGAAGCCATCTTGCCAGCAACGTTGACAAGAGCTTGTGCGCTACGATTTTCCAACATCTCTTTCTTGTAGATCGCGTCGGTCACCTGCGCGCCACGATACTCCAGTTCGGCGTTCTTCCAGAGGTTCTGGCGAGCGAACGAGCGAGGAGTTTCGCCGTTGTTACCGCTTGGGGTGTGGTTGCGATACTGGATTTCCCAGTCGAAACCTCGTCCCGACATGTTTGTGCGAATGTTGCCGCTGCCTTCCAAAGCAGCGAACACCTTGTACTTCCGCAACGAGGCGACCTCTTCCTCCCGAAGGTGGTTGACAATCGTCGTTGCGATGGAACGTGCCCAGTCAGTCGAACTAGCCATTAAAGGACTCCATCGTTAACGAGTTGGCCTTTCAGCCGCTCTTCAAAACTCATCCGAGAACGCGGTGCCCTCGGCTCTGTGGTGCCTGCACTTCGATTCGGAGCGCGGGTTGCACGCTCGCGAAGGAACTGCATGTTCTGTTGTGCAACGGGGTCAACGGGGGCTTGGGGCTGCATGGGCGGCGCCTGCGGAGGCATGGCCTGCGGCGGAGCCTGCTGCATCTGCTGGTAGCGGAGGTTCAGGAGATCCCGCTGCAACATCCCAGTCGCGTACTGCCAACGGGCCTTGGGATCCTGGATGCCGATCTGCTGGGCCTGCTGGATGTAGCCCTGGATGGCCTGACCTTCACGGCTCACCGATCCATCAGGGTTGTAGAGCCAGTCGGAGTTCTGACGTTCCAGATCCTGGACGTAGTTCTGCGACTGATACTGGCCAAGCTGCTGTTGCACAAGCTCTTGGGCCTTCTGCATCGCGACCTGTTCAACAAACGGCTTCAGCGTGTTCTCGGGATCCGTGACCAGCTTGCGAGCGAAGTTCGCGGTGTAGTCCTGGTACTTCCGGAGAGCCTGCTGGGCCTCAAACGGAGCGTTGGGGTCGATGACCTCTTTGCCCGTCTGCGGGTCGCGGACGATGTACGACTTGTAGGTGTCTTCGATGGACGGGGGGTTCCACCACTTCGGCTGCTCGGGAGCCTTGGGGCGGCTGGCTTCCTGCTGGGCGGCGAGCCACTGCTGATACTTCTCGCGGTTCTGGACGTAGTCCGTGGTGTGCGGGATCAACGACTGGAACTGCTGAAGCTGACGCTGGGTCTCACCGTAACCGTTGAACGCACGGTACAGGTTCTGGGCGATGGCGAGATCGTCCTGGCCCGCAAATTCGGGAAGTGCGCGGAACGCGAAATAGGGGCTTTCAAAGCCGCTATCCGACGATTGCGGTGCGGCCTGATGCGGCGCTGGTGAACTGTCCGGCGCTGCGCCCGCAGGCGCGGAAACCTGGGGTTCGACGGCGGCGTCTGTGCTGTTTGCGAATTCTTCGGACATTCAACATTCTCCTCGGGGGTAAACGGCTTTACACCGTCTACCTTCTGAATGTCCGTCTCAGCCAAATCCGTAACGGAATATGGCTGATATCGATAGTCTGTGGACGCGGTGCGTTCTAAGTAACGTACAACAGCCATCAAAACAGCCGGATTTTCTAGGCTTAAGCCAACGAGACTATTACATCGATAGCAGACGACACCTCGCACCGCGCCATCTGAATGCCGATGATCAAAGTGTTGGTGCTTTCCGCTTTTGAACACGGCACCACATATCTCGCACACCTTCGCCAAAGCCATCTCGCGGACGCGGTCTTCCGGGATCCCGTAACGGCGAGCCCTGCTGACAGCGTTATCGCACTCTCGGCAATACCTCCCCAGGCCGTCATTGGCCGCGCGGTAGATTGCAAACTGCGACGACGGCTTTACCGTTCCGCACTTCGCGCACTGCTTTTCGGCAGGGATGTGGTCAGTGCCCGTGCGCCTTCGCTTCTTCTGGCGAAGCGCGTGGTTCTTGGCGTAGTAGCACGGCTTGCAAGCACCAACGTAGCCATCGCGGCATTTCTCGTTGGCGTAGTATTCGCTTATTGGCTTAAGAACGCCGCAAGCGCTGCAAGTCTTCTCTGTCGGGGGCTGGGCCAAGACACCTCCTGTGAACGTCCGTCCACAGGATTAATGTCCCGCTACCCCCTTGCCTCACTCGTCACTCAATAGCCCGTAGGCTATGCCCCCGCCCATGACTCCTCCTGCGCCCATCAGTCCTCCGACGATCTCTGGGTTCTCTTGGAGTGCCTTGCGGAGAACGACTTGCGGGGATTCTGCGGCGAGTCGGGAAAGGAGGTCGTCGTTCAGTGGGAGTTTGAATACGGCCGGGAGTTGGTCGTAGACCTCGGGGTTCTGTCGGCCGCTCTCCAGGATCGCTCGGGCATTGGCCAGTCGGCGTTCCTGGCGGGCGGCTGATGCGTCATGCGGATACGGACGAGGAGGATCATTCGGGACGCGAACTGATACTCGCTTCACTCCGCCGCGTGGAGGGACGGAGACGTAATCGGCAATGCCCTTCCCAGTCGCATCCGGGATGTCACCGTAGATGTTGGGGACGGACTGCTCAAATCCGCGTTGGCGGGTGACGTAGCGATAGCCCTTCCCATAACGCTCTGCTTCTGAGCGGGCCCATTCACTGGGGAGTGGGGTGGTGTCTACTTCCGCACCACGGCGGGCCATCATCATGGCTTCCATGGCAGACTCAGGGGCTGCACGGGGCAGGCCGGCGAGGATGTCGTCGGCTACCCACGGAACGAGACCGGAGACATCTGCGACGTAGCGGGTTGGGTTGGGCATTAGCGCACCGGGAGGGCAAGGCGTGGAGCGGGCGGTGAATTGCGGAGACGGCGAATGACTTCCCCCGCGTCATCGACAAGATGCGTTGCAGCACCTTGGCCGTAGCGGGCGCGGTCCATAAGGCGGATGGCGTCATCGACACTCCGCACCAGAGCGCCGCCTTGTCGCATCATCAGTCCCGGATAGACGAACGCTTTCAATCCGGAAACAGGGGCGGTGATGTAGAACTCCGGGTCGGTCAGGTATTCCGTTGCCATGACCGCGCCCGCACCGACACCGTTCTTCTGGGCAGCGGCACGCCAGTCTCTTTCCTGTCCACGGCCACCGGACGACATCGGAGGAATCGCCCCAGCGAACGGAGCTTGCAGGGCAAGACGGGCGGCATCCAGGTATTCGCCATCGCTCGCCGCAGCAGAGGACGCAAAGGCCGTGTCTCGCATGCGCCCACCGTAATCGAACACGTAGTTCGCGGCTTGCTCTTCCGCGTCAAATGCATCAGAAGACCGTCTGGGATACAGCGTGTCGGCCACGGCGTTCATGCGAACCGCACGCGGATCGACGGACACGCGCATACTGCGGTCGTAGATCGGCTCGTCCCGCTTGGCCTTCAGCCACTGGTAGTTGGGAGACGAGGTGATCTTGTCGTACTCGCGGCGCTGGGTATCCAGATCCGCAGCGCGGCGTTCAGGAGACCCTTGCAGCCAGTCCATCCAGTTGTCGGCCATTAGCGATCCTCCTGCATGAGCAACGGAGCTAGGACGGACGCACCCACGCCTTGCTCAATGAGCCGGCGGCGCATTTCGTCGGACATGATGTAGCGGCGACCGGCATCACCTTTCGGATTGAAGGCCGGCAGAGACGCCTCCAAGGCCGATTGCGCCTTGGCCCTCGCGATCAGTTCGCCCACCGCCAATCCCGCCTGCTTGCGAGCGGCGCCGAGCTGCATGTTCCCGTCTGTCAGCGACTTCACGCCGGCTTGGTATGCGGCTTGGTAGTTCTCTGCCAAAAATCGATCCAGCACATCCTCGCCATGCCCAGCCTTCCGCATGAGGGTCATCTTCCGAACCATCTCGCCATACTCATCCTCCATGAGGTCGGCCCCCATGCCGGGGGCTTTGCGGCGAGTTCGCCACATGAAAGCGTTCGCTGACCCCATCGCTTCAGCGGCTGCGGCACGCACCGCTGAAGGAGTGTTGATCGATACCTCCGACAACGCTCCAGAGTCTTCTGTAAGCCCCCCCATCTTCCTGCCAAGCCGCTCCAGCGCGCCTGGGACAACCTTGCCGTAGAAGTGTTCGTAGTTGTCAATGTTGCCGCCGACCTTGTCAGCGATTGCTCGCGGCGAGGCGACTTCGATGGCGCGATGGCCTTTGCGTGCGGCTTCTAGGGCGAGGCGTTTGATGAGGAGGTCGGACCAAGTGTCTTCTAGGGGGAAGGGAAGGCCCTGGGCGGATGGATCGTTCTGCACCACATGCTGGCCATCAACGATAGCTGTCTGCGGATTCTGTGCCGCGTACTCACGCGCCTTCCGGTTATGAATCCCCAGGTCAGACTGGAGTTCATTGATCCGCAAGGCATCGCCGTGGGTGTCGAAGCGGGCGTGGGCTATAATGTTGTTTCGTTCGTACTGCTTCGCCGCTGGCTTTGCCGATCCACGCCCCCAATGGCTTCCGTATTCTCCTGCGACCGTGGGCTGGCCGACGAGCAGTTCGGTGTAGTCCTTTCCGCCTTGGCTGTAGGCTCCGTAGACTGCATCTCCGTGCGGCCCGCCGGCACCAAGCGGGGAGGGCGAGCCTACGGCTAGCTTGTCGCGGACATAGCCGGAGGTGTCTTGTGGCGTACCCCCCAGCACAATCTCCTTGTGCGTATACACCGGGCTGCGTTCTTTGACTCTCGCCAAGAGTTCTGATCGCGACACCGCATCCCGGCCGGCGATGACCGAATCCAGGTCGGTCTCTTTCAACTCCCAGCCGGGGACGCCTTCCTTGTAGCGCTTCAGGAGTCCTGGGAGTTCCTGAACCCTGACGTTCTCTGGCATCTGCTCAATCGCCCGCTCCAGTCGCGAGTAGATGCCAGGGCCGGGGTTGTATGTCAGGAGACCAGCGATCTTGCGCCCCGCTTCATCAATGCCGCTGATGGGGTTAGCCATTATCGCTCACCATTTTTCGCGATTGGCCCAGTACGCCGCAGACATCTTGCCCTTGGCAATGTTCTCTGCGTGGCGGGCCTTAAAGGCTTCGTTCCTTGCCGATCCGTCAGGTGAGCCTTCGACACCCTGCTGGCCGAAGCGGATCAGCTTCTCCTGGTCTCCGGACTTCGCCAGGACCATGTGCGACTTCTCCGGATGATTCGGAGTACGCACTGGACGATTCGGAATCAACTTCCGGATCTTGTCACCCTCGCTGTCCACTCAACTTCCTCCACTGCTTGGGATCTGGGTAGTCCTTGTCACCCGGCTTGGCGGGCGCTTCGCCGCGTTCACGCTTGGCATGGACGTTGGCCCAGAGGCCCTTGCGGAGTTTGCGGATCTTGTCGCCTTCAGAGTCCATCGTCCCAGTCGTCGTCAAAGAGGAAGTCGAACATCAGTAGATGACTCCGCCACGGAAGGCGGCTTTGGGCTGCGGGCCAGATGACTGACGGGCCTGATCCAGCCGGGCCAGGATGGCATCCAACTCCATCCGCTTCAGTTCCTTCTCATGCTCCATGCGGCGCATCTCACGCATCTGGGCGACACGGGAGTCGTTCTCGTCCTGGTGGGCACCCATGGTCTGGGAGATCATGTCGCCCAGGGCCTTGCCCTGTTGGGCAGAACCCATCGCAGCGTGGTAAGCGCCTGAAGCGCCGTGGTTCATCATGGAATTTCCTGTGGCAAAAGGTGAGTTGCGGCGGGCGTTCTGTTGATCCGTGACGCGGTCCTGGATCATGCCCTGGGCGTTGGGGTTGCGAGTGATCTTGCGGGGAGGACGGCCCTGCATCGCGGCCAACTGCGCTTCAGCGAAAGCCTCCCGCTGAATGCGGTTCTCTTCCTCTTGCTCTTCTTCACTCAGCAGGAACGGCCCGTCTGGCATAGTGATTCTCCTAAGAGATCACTGTCCCTTTTTGCGGGCATTGCGAATGGCTTTTCTCACCAGGATCTTTCCCGCCATGCGAAGGAAGGGAAGTTTCCTCTTCGTCGCCTCTTCCTGGAGCCAGTCGCAGATGGTCTCTAAGTTCTTTTCGCACCAGCCGGGTTCATTGAACTCATTGGCATCCATGAGCTTGGCACGGGTGTTACATGAACA